CGGGCAAGGCCAATCTGAACCACTGGAATTCCTGGCAGGTTAGTGACGACTCTTTCCGCCACCACATCGAGCCCATTGTCCAGGTTGAGACCGATGCGTTGACGCTTGGCTACTACAGGCCAGAACTCAAGGCACGAGATGTACCACCGGAGTGGCTGAATCGCATTGTCCTCTGGTATGACCCGACCAACTTGGTCACTCACCCGGATCGGTCGGCTGATGCGCAAAGCGCCCACGACCGCTATGTGATTAGCGATGAGGCACTGCGCAATTACATGGGCTTCACCGATGAGGATGCGCCCACTGTCGATGAGATTCTCGACAGGATGGTGCGCAAGGCCGCCATTGACCCGACGCTCGGTGCACAGATTGCCCAGAAGTGGGATGGCAATCTGGACATCAGCGGCGTGAGTTCGACACCGGCCATCCAGATGATTGGACCTGGGCCGGGAACCCCAGTAAAACCTGAGGAAACTCCACCCGCTGAGGAGGGCAGTCCAACAGCCCTCCCCGCAAGTGGTGCTACCAGGATTCTTGAATTGATCGCTGGCGGCCTTGCCGCGGAACGCCAAGAGGAACTGGGTGGTCCGGGCAGCGGTCGCTACCCAAAAGGCAGTGGGGGCAAGACCCCCAAGGGTGAAGGGGAACGTACCCCAGTAGCAAAGGGACCAGGTGAGCAAATTGGCGTTGGTGGTCGAACCGATCTTGGCGAACACGGCATGGCGACTGAAGAGGAACTCAACAGGGCTCGTGATATCGCTGTCGAGAAGTTCAAGGCACTACCGACACCCACGGATGCAGACCGTGCCCGTGCGGCTGAAAAGCACGCCAAGTCCAAGCGGCAAGGTGGCGACGACCGGCCCAATTCCAAGCAAAGGGCAGCGAGCCGTCAAGCATTAGCCAATGAATATGGGGATGGCACCAAGGCTCCCTGTGTTTGTTGCGGACGCAACGTTGGAGTAGACAGCACGATGAGTTTGGACAGGATTATCCCAGGCGCTGATGGGGGTTCCTATGGGCGCAAAAACCTTGTCCCCATGGACTATGACTGCAACCGCATCCGGTCCAACGACAACTTCGCAGACCTCCCGTGGGTGAAGGAACGGCTGGCGGCAGGATCAAAATGAGTAAATCCCCAGTAATTGTGGCCATTCACGGCTGTGTTATTGGCTTCGACACGGTCCAATTCTGCGACAATTGCGGCCACATCATGATGGAGGAACGCCAGCACCAGAAGTGTGTAAACTGTGGCCATATCGTGCCATGTTGTGAAGGAGCACCTCAGTAATGGCTGAGCCCAAGACACCTGTTGTCCCGTTGGGGACCAAGGTCAAGGCACGCACTGCCGGCTGGGATGATATCCAGGCCGATTCATATGAGGCGTCATATGAGGAAGGGCTGGATATTCTGCCAGCAGGTGATGGCGTTCCTGAGTGGGTTGAGGGCGAATTGGAAGGATTCTTGGTTGAGGACTCGATGAAGCCGTACTTCAAGCACATTGTGGACGGCTATGACGTTGACCCGGACACCATCGAGGAACTCACAGGATCAGCCAGTATTGTGGCGGATTCGTCCATCCCCCGCACGGACAACCAGCGATTCATGGACATCGACCGTGACTTGCGAACCAAACTCCATGTGGCGTTCAATGACCACATGGGCAGAGCCCTTGAGAGGGCGGGTGCGAAGATTCGCACACGAATGAGCAAGACCGCTAGTGGCCGTCAGTGGCTCAATGAACACCCAGCGAACAATGGGGTTCTAGTGCGCATCGCGCCGGTGTCGATGGTGGCCGCTAGTGGGCTTGAGGAGTCCATGCTGTTCGAAGCAGCGTGGGAGGAATTGCGACCTGTCTGGTTTGACTTTGTAGCGAGTGGCGACATTTCGCTGCTGAGGCAAATTGGCAAGGTCACTGGAATTGACATCAATACCCTCAGTGCCCAAGAGACTGCTCTTGCTGCGGCGAGTGAAGAGGGCTGGGAGCACGTGCGCAACCGGCTCGACATTCTCGCCAAGGGATACATGGGAGATTCGGCCACAGTTGTGGCCATCGACGAGATCACGGCAGCCAACTTGGTCGACATGGGTGAAGTCCGACAAGGTGTCGCAATTGCAGGTGGAGCGGGCATGCAGGATTCAACGTCCGCTGGGTTGATGGTGGGCGATGACTTGAGCATTGGCGTCCAACCGCAATTGTCCACAGGGCCAATTGCTCAGGACACCATGAAGGGTGGCGGATTAGAGGTCCAGAGTTACACCTGGGTCCATGGGTTCACGCCTAGCCCATTCCAGCCGCACCTTGCGCTTGATGGTGTCGAATTCAATTCATTCATTGATCCGCGCTTGGCAAACCGAGACACGTGGCCGAGCAACGACTACTTCATGCCTGGCGACCACGCCGGTTGTCAGTGTGATTTCTACGTCAATTGGAGGCGATCATAATGGCAACCTCGCAGAATGGGTTTGTGGTGTTGGAAGACAACGCCACGACCGGACCACAACCACGCCTGCGCAAGTGGCGAATGGCCAATGCAGACAGGCATTTCTACGCACGTGACGGCTCGGCAGGGTTCCTGCTGATCCACATGGCTTCGTGGTTTGACGATGAGGTGGAAGTCCTCGACAGGGAGCAGACATGGGATGACTGGGGATGGGCCGTGCGGCCCGTGCGTGGTCAGACTTCTGGCTACTCCAACCACGCAAGTGGGACTGCTCTTGATCTCAACGCCACGAAACACCCACGGGGAGTGGCCACTCGACAGACGTTCTCGCAGGCCGAGATCGACAAGATCCATCGGCACCTTCACGTGTATGACGGATGTATCCGATGGGGTGGTGACTACTCCGGCACCCCAGATGGGATGCACTTCGAGATCAACAAGGACTTGGCTGCGTGCGAAGTCGTGGCGCGCCGGTTCATCAAGCAAGACAACAAGCGGGGCATGGCAATTCTCGATGCCAACCCTGGCGCCAAGCAAGTGATCCTGAGTTGAGAGGCGATCATGACGACAACCCCAGCAGAGCCTGGCGAGGAACTGGACCACGAGGGCAACATCTACCCTGAGGACCAGATTGAGGAAGGGGACCCCAGTACTGCTGGAGAAACCGATGAGGAGGATGACGTCTGATGGTTGACAACATCGGCGGCCACGAAGTCCAGAAGATGAACGGCGGCAAGATTGCGTGGAAGAATCCGCCACGTCCCAACGTGCGCTGCCGTTGGTCCAAGCGAGACACCAGTGGACGTCTCGTCACCGGCTCATTCCGCCACATCGCCCACCTCAATCGGCTGAATAACCTTGCCGTCAAAAAGGGTTGGAAGTCCGGCATCGTCATCATCCAGCCGGCATACAACAAGACTGTGGCCGCTTCAGCCGGCACGCATGACTTCGATGCGTGCGTGGACCTCTACATCCCAGGCGTTGACTGGTGGAAGCAGCAAGCATTCCTCCGAGCCAACGGGCTTGGGTGTTGGTACCGGCATCCGCCATCGTTCCCATACCACATCCATGGGATGACGATTCCACCTCAGAGTGGACAGGTGCGTGCCGATGACTTCCGTGACGGAGGCTTCAAGGTAGGCCTGTACGTTGATGGGGGTTACAGCCAGTACGGCTCGCTGCGATCCAGCAGCCAACTCACGGACTACTACAACCACGCATTCGGTTTGAGCGGTCAGCACGACAAGAACAGCGATCACTCGTGGTTCCCCGACAACATCAAGGGCACGATCTTCAACCTGGGGAAGTACGTCAGCGTAAGGGCCAAGTAACACTGGCCATCCTGCCCATGGCTTGAAGGAGGTCAACAATGCCTTGGGACAAGAAGCAAAACCAAGAGGGTTGCCCACCCAACAAGCCATGGGCTGTTGTGGATGAAGAGGGTGAAGTGGAGGGCTGCTATGCCACAGAAGATGAAGCAGACGCGGCAATCGCCGCCAATGCTGGGACCGATGAGGAATCGGCCACATCTACTGGGGTATTCACCACCCACCTCGACAACATCTTCGGTGCGATCGCATCGCACTCCACCGGCGTTGACACCACGTCAGCGTGGGATGGTGGGGCTGCCGAGAAGAAAATGAACAACACCGAAGCCAACAACAAGAAGATGTACGCATGGCGTGATCCTGACGGTGACCCCGATGCGCGTGCATCCTACAAGTTCCCCCACCACAACGTTGGCGATGACGGAACTCCCGGTCAGGCAAACGCCAAGGGTTGCCAGGCCGGCATTGCCGCCATCAATGGTGGACGTGGCGGAACATCCATCCCTGCTGGGGATCGCAAGGGTGTCTACAACCACCTTGCGAAGCACCTCAAGGATGCCGACATCGAACCGCCAGAATTCAAGGCAAGTCTCGATGGTGCGGAACTCGCAGTCACCGAGACTGAGCCCGGAACCCCAGTAGTTGATGGGGAATCGGGCAGCCGTGAATTCGAGATCCCTGTCATGGTCATCGAGGGTGCGTGGACTGGCGACCGCCGGTGGATCGACCCTGGTGTGCTGACGTGGCGTGACCTGCCGCTCCCCACCATGGCGATCACCAAGACCACGATGGGCCACGATGACGCCGAACTCTCTGGCAAGTTGACGGAGATCATCCGCAAGGACGCCACAGAGAGTGGCCTCATCGACCCACGAACCAGCGAGCCCTATGCGGAGGGCACGACATACCTCGCTGCCGATGGCCTGTTCGACAGCAGTGAATGGGCCACTGAAATCAGGCGTCTCGTCAAGGAGGAATTCCTGCGAGGCGTGAGCGTGGACCTGTCCGATGTCACCAGCGACATTGTCTTTGTCGATCAAGACGGCAATGAAGTGGACGATGTTGATTTCTTCGATTGGCTCTTTGGGCCAATGGATGAAGGTGACGACGATGTCATGGACCTTGAACCGGCTGAGAAGATTCGCGCTGGCCGAGTCATGGGCGTGACGATCTGCCCCTTCCCCGCATTTGAAGGTGCGTATGTAGCCATCCCCGATGGCCTTGTTGCTGGTGCGTTCGTGACGACACCGGAGTACATCGAGGCCGGTCCAGATGAAAGGTGGCCGTCAATCGTGAACCTTGACACGCCATTCAAGAGGCCACTGGGACTTGTGGCTTCGTCAGCACCGATTCGGCCACCGTTCAAGTGGTTTGAAGACCCCCACTTCGGTGAGCGGGTGCCGTCCGTGAACATCGACGCAGATGGCCACATCTATGGCTACATCGCCACATGGGATGAATGCCACACTGCGTTCAATGGGCAGTGCATTATCGCACCTCACTCGCTGACCGACTACGCATACTACAGGCTCGGTGGCGTGCTCTGTGATGACGAAACCCTTGTATCTACTGGGGTTATCTCCATGGGCACTGGTCACGCCGAACTCTGGATGGATGCGGTCCAGGCAAAGGCTCATTACGACAACACCGGCACCGCGATGGCCGATGTGGTCTGTGGCGAAGACACCATTGGAATCTGGTACACCGGCTCGGTGATTCCAGATGCCGATGAGATCGCAATTCGACGTCTCCGTGGTTCAGTGCTATCCGGCGACTGGCGCACTCGGGGCGGACATCTGGAAATGGTGGCGGCTTTGGCTGTCAACACGCCTGGATACCCGGTGAAGCGTCCGATGGTTCGGGTGGCATCAGGAATGCCACAGGCTATGGTGGCTGCAGGCATGGTCACCGATCGCACGGTCAAAAAGTCAACCGCGACATCAAGGTCTCATAGAGTCGTTGACGACGCTTACAAGGACAAGGTGGTGAGAGACGCGCTGCGCAATCGTGTTCACGGCTGACGCTGCATAGCAGTGTTGGGCAATTCCATCCATCAAAAAGCGTGAAATGGAGGCCCAACAATGGGACCCAAGTTGAGGGAGCGGCTGGCGAATATCGCCAACCTGACTTCTGAAGAACTCCAGCAGTTGATCGATGATCTGACTGCTGCGTTCGACCTGATGGACGACAATGGTGGATCCAACGATGACCTCGTTGAGATCGCTGACGCCATCGACTCCGTGAAGGCCGAGCAGGACAGCCGGACCAGCCGGCAGTCTGTGCGTGACCGCGTTCACGCATCCGAAACCCCCAGCGACGCTGGGGATGTCGTGGAGTCCGGTGAGGAAGTTCCTGACCGGCCCGATGAGGGTGTCGTTCAGCCTGGCGACCCTGAGGGTGAAGATGAAGGTGCCGAGGCAGAAGCAGACGCTGACGCCGACACGGTGACTGCCGATCCCCCACCGCCGACTGGCACGACGTCACAGGCAGCGGCGGCCCGTCCCAGTCTGGCTCAGTTGAGCCAGAACCAGGACCCGAACCGCCAGCCCCCTGTGGCCTCTCCGATGCGTGCGTCCTCGACGCTGCTCATTGGTGGCGACGTTGCCGGCTTCAGCACCGGCCAGGAGATCACGACTAGTGGAGAACTCTCCAAGGCCATCGTCAAGAAGTTGCAGAGCCTTGGCAGGGGTGGCTCTCCTGACCGACTGCTCGTGGCGTCGCTCATCAAGGAGTACCCTGA